TTTGTTGGAATAACTGATAGACCCATGGTTTTCTCTTTAGGTTTGATTAATATATATTTATATGGCTTATTCAGGACGATTCATACCAAAAAACCCCAAAAAGTATGTTGGGGACGCTAATAATATAATTTATAGAAGTTCCTGGGAATGTAAGGTGATGTCGTGGTTAGATCAAAACGATAGTATTATTTCTTGGGCATCCGAAGAATGTATTGTTCCTTATGTATCCCCCGTTGACGGCCGGAAACATCGATATTTTCCCGATTTCATTGTCAAAGTTAAAACCAAAATGGGAACATTTAAAACAATGATGCTTGAGGTCAAACCTAAAAAACAAACAATTCAACCAGAACCTCGTAAAAGAGTAACTAAACAATATATTACAGAAGTTACCACCTATGCCGTCAATCAGGCCAAATGGAAAGCCGCAACAGAATTTTGTTTGGATCGTGGTTGGGAATTTAAGTTGGTGACCGAAGACCACCTTGGACTATGAACTAAATAATCGATGGCATCGAAACTTACACAATTAGCACAACAAAAAACAGCAGCCGAACTTCAAACTATGTCCAGAGAAGCAATGGATTGGTTGATGAAGAAACTGGCTGATATTCGTAATCCTTCTACGATACCTGGCGGTATGAGTAGAGAAAAGTTCAGGCAAACGAACCAGTTTATGCTGGGTGGTTTATATTGTTTTTATTATGATCCTAAGACCAAAGCGGATTTACCATATTATGATGTATTTCCATTAACTTTGGTACTGGAACGATATAATGATGGTTTTCTCGGTTTAAACTTCCATTATCTGCCACTCCGATATCGGTTGGCATTTATGACCAAACTATTGGATTTCGCCACCTATGACAGTAAAAATGATATTCAAAGGTTACGAGTCACCTATGACATTTTAAGCGCCTCCAAGCGCCTTAAAGAGTTCAAACCGTGTATTAAACGATATCTTACTAATCAGATACAATCTAGGATGCTTGCCATTCAGCCAAACGAGTGGGATGTGGCAGCTTTTCTGCCAATCCAGCAGTTTAAAGGTGCCAGAGCCAGTAGGGTGTGGCAAGAATCCGTAGAAGAAATAAGGAACTAAAATGGCAGGTAGTATAAACGATTTTAAATCCAGTTTTAAAACTGACGTTGCTCGGCCGGCAAAATTTGATGTAACTATTCCAGTACCTCTTGTTTTGTCGCCATATATTACCAATGGAAGAAATTTATCTTATCGATGTGAAGCTGCTGAGTTACCAGGCAGAACATTTGAAACTGCCGAAAAGAAATTAGGTTCAGCTCCCGTTGAAAAGTTTCCATACCGTACCAACTTTACAGAAGTTACTTTGACATTTATCGTTTCTGATGACATGAACGAGAAAATCTTTTTTGACCTATGGATGGAATTGATCAATCCTAGTACCAATTTTAATTTTCAATATAAAGCAAACTATGCGGTTGATGTATCAATCAACCAATATGACGTTACTAACAACCTAACCTATGCGGCCGTATTGAGAGAAGCATTTCCTCTTGCTATAAACCAATTAGATATGGACTGGACATCTGATGGTTATCATAAATTGGCTGTAGTGTTTGCATACAAACAATGGAATAATAATACTGTGCAGAGCCTTGGACAGAATTTGGCTCAAGGAGCGTTATCAGGATTAGTTACTGACTTAACAAGATTTTGATTTATTTGAAAAAGGAGTTTTAAAATGGCTTTACCAAAAATTGACACCCCCGTATACGAATTAGATTTACCTTTGTCCAAGAAGCACATTCGATTTAGACCATTCTTGGTTAAAGAACAAAAGAACTTGATGATGGCTCTAGAAGCCGATGATAAAGAAACCATTGAAAGAAACATCAAACAAGTATTGACGAATTGTACCATTACTGAAGATGTTGATATTGACCGGTTGCCGGTTATTGACGTTGAATATTATTTTGTTAATCTGAGAGCTCGTTCGGTTGGTGAAATTGTTGAAAACAAATATGTTTGCACCAATGAAGTTGATGGAAAACAATGTGACAATAAAATGTCAGCCAAATTTAATTTATTGGATATTAAGGTCAATATTGATCCAACCAGTAAAGATATAATCAATTTGACCGACAAGATTTCTATCAAAATGAAATATCCAGAATTCTCCTTAGTTGAAAAACTGAGTAAAAAAGATTCAGCTGTTGATATTGCTTTTGAAGTGGTGATTGACAGTATCGAATGGATTTTTGATGGTGAACAGTATTATAATGCTAACGAATCAACTAAGGCAGAATTAATGGCTTTCATTGAGTCCTTAAGCCAGGAACAATTTTCAAAATTGGAAGAGTTTTTCAATCATCTTCCTAAGTTAGATAAAAAAGTTGAAATGAAATGTAGTAAATGCGGTTTTGACCATACGATTAGTATGGAAGGTCTCGAAAGTTTTTTCGGGTAATATTTTGTCATGACAACCTGAGAAATTACTATAAAACTAATTTCTCTTTGATGCAACACCATAAGTATTCACTAACGGAACTTGAAAACATGTTACCGTGGGAGCGAGATATTTACGTTAGTATGTTAATTCAGTATATTGAAGAAGAAAACGAAAAGATAAAACAACAAGCTTCAATGAAACGATAAATGCCTAAAACTAAAGTTGCTAGCAACATTTCAAAAATAATCAATAAACTTCACGGTATTGATAAACAAAAACCGTTGGTTGAAGGGATTGATTATACTATTGACTCTAAAGGCGAGAGTGTTGAACCATTAAGTCCAGAATTTGTTGCTGTAATGAAGAAGCGTGCAAAAAAACTTGCCAAAAATAAAGGCATTGAGAACATGATGGATAATCCAATTATGTCCGCTACAACTCCCAACGTTTTTTCTAAAAATCCAGCAAGAGGCGCTCAACCTAAAGATCAAGAATCTGCACCACAAGAGCCAGAAGAACCAGAAGATTCGAATAAGGATGATTCAACCGAAAAGAAATCTGATTCTGAACCAAAGCCAGAAAAAGAAGAAAAAAAGACCCTCAAAAAAGATCCATTAATCACCTCTATTGGTCCAGGAGATCAAGAGCAGGTTAAAACTGGAGATTCTGCTTCAGATATTCTCGGTAAAATTTTCAACAAGTATCAAGAAGATTATGAATGGGAAACTAAGAGAGCCAAAAAAGATAAAAAATATCGAAAACAAATTGACGACCAAAAAGAACGCTTTTTGGATGAAACAGTTGAAGCCTTAACTGGTAATAAACCATCCACCGTCAAAAGGATGATTCGTAAAGCAAAACAATCAGGATTTTTAAAATATGGATTAATGGGTGCAGGTGCCGTTGGTTCTTTTTTCTTAGCCGAAAAAGCGTTAGCTAATGTTGATTGGAAAAGCCTTTTGCCGGATCTATCATCAATTGGAGGAATGGATTTATCAAAGCTTATTTCTGGAGATTCAACAGATTTTCAAAACTTAATTGGTAAAGAATCTGGTCAAAATTATGACAAATTAGTAAACACAAATGGGCCAGAAGTCAATAAAGATAAAAAATTAACTGAAATGAAAGTATCTGAAGTTTATAATTTACAAGATGAAATGAAAGCAAAAGGATATCCTTCTACAGCTGTTGGTAAATATCAAATTACTAAAGATACACTACAAGGTTGGATGAAACAAGAAAATTTAAATCCTGAAACAACCACCTTTAATAAAGAAACACAAGATAGGTTACTCAATAGGGGTTTAATTAATGCTGGTTCAGAAAAATACCAGCAAAGCGAGAAAACTCAAGAAGATAAAGATAAATTTCAAATAGGATTGGCCAAAACATGGGCCGCTATTCCTGTTCCTAAAGATATGGAAGTGTCGGACAATTATGGCAGTAGAAGTTTAAAAAAAGGTGATAGCTATTATAAAGGTGTTGGTAATAATAAAGCACTAATTTCACAATCTGAAGTTGATAATATAATGCAAAAATCTTCAGCAATGGTATCACCTGTAAAAGGTATGAACATCACCAGTGATTTTGGACCAAGAATTAATCCCAATACTGGAAAACCCCAAGATCATCACGGCCTTGATCTCCGCGGATCAGAAGGACAAACTGTTGTTAGTGCTGAAAGGGGAAAAGTTCTGAGTGTGTCGGATTCTCCCAGCACAGGCACAAAGGTTGTTATAGATCATGGAAACAATAAAACTACGTCATATAATCATTTAAAAAATCCTACCATTTCTTCTGGAGATACAGTCGAAGCAGGTCAAAAAATTGGCGAATTAGCACCAAAATTGGCCGGCACCACAGCACCACATTTACACTTTGAAGTAATGCAGAACGGCAAGTTTGTTGATCCTAAACAATATAATTTTGGCGAAAAGATGCCTAGAATGGCCAATGAAGAACAAAAAACAGAAATAGGATCGTTGCCTAAAAAACCTACAAGAAAATCTGATGTGAACCTTTCGGTGCTAAATAAAGCCACGACCATAATTGGTGGT